CGTCTTGATATGAGGTATAATCCATTGACGCAGGACGAAGATATTTTTATCCCGATACGTCATGGTAGAGAAGGAACTAAAATTGATGTTTTGCAAGGTCCGTCGTATCAGGCTATTGATGACATTGAGTATTTTAGAAACAAGTTGTTTGCTGCGATTAAGATTCCAAAAAGTTATCTTGGATTTGAGGCTGATATTAGTGCAAAGAATCTTTTGACTCAAGAGGATGTTCGGTATTGCCGTACGATTTTAAGAGTTCAGAGAGCGATAAGAAATGGTTATATGAAAGTTTGCAAGGTTCATTTAGCTGCAAAGAATATAGATCCAGCCAAACATAAGTTTAAAATTGCCATGACTGTGCCATCGGCTATATATGAAGCTGCACAAGTAGAGATAATGAATATTAGAGCTGAGCTTGCTGAAAAGATGGTTCCGTATGTTGGGCTTGATTGGATTTATAAGTATATTTTCCAGTTTACTGATAAGGAGATAATAGAAGTCCAGAAGTCATTAAAGACAAGTACGATGAGTGATGAATTCGGAATGATTCCTGAACCGTCAGCAGAAGAAGGACGTAATGGAAGAAGAAAGGGAGACCGTGTTGCGAGCATTGGTAAAAAGGCTATTCCCCATTATGATGCTGAAAAGATTGAGAAGATGTTTAGGAAAAGTTTGAAAACGAGCGAAGAATTGATGAAGCGTATTAATATGATTAAACCTTTACTTCAAGATTTGGCAAGACATCGTTTAGCTGGAATGTCTTAATGCCCTTGACAAATTGAATAATATGTATTATAATTAGATATGAGAGGAAAAGACAAGGAAGTAGAAATCGGCACTCTTTATCGTATCAAAGATGGAGAGAATGTATACGATTTTAAGGTAATATCCGTTAAGGGAAAGAAGGCTCTGATAGAGGATTCAATTTGGAAGCAGCATGGAATAGATATTAGTGTAATAGTGGATGGTCTTAAGGATGGTAGGATTAAGAAGTTGTCAGAAGAAGAACGAAAGGCACTTTCGGAAGAGTTTGATTTTTCTGAATATCAAGCAGAAGGATTTAAAGATGAAAAGGAAGCACATAAATGGTATGATTTAGGAATATCACCAAAAGATGCTAGGGATTATAGAGTACAGGGTTATACACCAGAAAGCTATGAAAGAATGCGTGGTAGAACAGAAGTAACTGGAGGAGGTTTAGGGTTAGGCGGGACAGATATTTGTGTTTGTCCAGAATGTGGGCATGAAGAGTCTCATGAAAAGGGAACTCCTTGTTCAAAATATATTTGTCCAGTGTGCGCACATGATAGAGGATTAACAATTCATCTTGTAGGAAAAGGAATGCCACATGGAAAAGGTAAAGGAGTATTTAAGAAAACAGAACAAGTTGATATTGATAAAATTGTATCTATGTTTATGAATGGGGATGATACCGCTGGATTGATAAAGGATGCTGCTGTTGAAATTGGAAGTAAGGGAATTTCAAGTTCGTATGAAATTCTTGGTATGATGAATATGCTCATTGAAGAGCCAGAGTGGAAAATCCTTTGCCGTAGGCGGGACGTTATGTTTGGTGAGTCTATTAGTATGAAGTATCAAAGTATATATGAGAGTGAAGAGGAAGATAGACGTGATGAGGTAACAGGAGATTTGTCAGAAATTTCAAGTAAGCTTAAAATATTGTTTGAAAAAGCTAAAGTGAATGTAGATAATTTCAAAGATAAAAAGCTGTTAATGTTTTTGAGTGATGGTGATACTGAAGAGGATATAAAGATTTTTGACAGTTTTTTGGAGAGTCTTAGTTGTATTCTAAGTAGGTTTGAGAAAATTGTGGAGGAAAGTAAGAAATACAGAATCGGCGATTTAGCTATTCTGTGTGATAAGATGGTAGAGATTTTGGGAGATTATAAAAAAGGGTCAGAAATTATTTTTGACACGATAGGCTCATCGGTAAAAGAATAGTAGGAGGTTAAAATGAAAGAAAGGTACACAACGCTCGCTGAAGATTTACGGCAGTTAGGACTTGTACCTGCTACTGAGGACAAAAAGATTGATGATACACGTAAGAAAAGAAGAAAGAGATTGCTTGAGCAGTTTACAGAAACGGATGATGATAAAGGTAGTTCTATCATTGGAGTTATCGGTAGCATTGATGAATTGATTGCAAGTATAAAGTCTGCTGAGGTAAAAGGCGAGGATAAAAAAGAGAAGATTGTTGATAAAGACAAGGATGAGGATAAAAAAGAGGATGTAGTAAAAAGCGAAGATGTTTCGGCTCTTGAATCTGTAGTAGCATTGCTTCAGGTTCTTGAGGGCAAATTTAGTATGTACAAGGAACAGAGTATTTTGTCTTCTGAGGAAATGGATAAGATTAGTATCAAGATGGATGAAGCAGAGAAGGAAATTGGGAAACTTGTTGAAAAACGAAAGAAGGGTGAAAAGTTAGAGATTCAAGATTTCAATGAAGCTCTTGGTATTGTTAAAGACCTTACTGCATCGTATATGGAATTTTCCGAGGATATCGCTGCAGTTAAGAAAGACGTTGATAAATCTGGAATCGAGAAGTAGAAATGGCTGGACTGCTTTTTGGGTATTATGAACCCAAAGAATTAAAGCTCGTAGAGGATAAGAAGACTGGGAAGGTAAGAATCAGGGGAGTTTTTGCTACTGCTGATAAACCGACTTTGAATGGTAGAATTTATCCGTTAGATATATGGGAACGCGAAGTAGATAAGTTGAATGGATTGATACAAGAAAGGAAATTGTTTGGAGAACTTGACCATCCAGAAGACGGAAGAACACAGTTAAGTCGTGTTTCGCATTTGATTACTGATTTACATCTTGATGGTAATTCGATTATTGGTGAAGCTGAGGTTTTTGATACTGAGCGTGGAAGGAATTTAAAAGCAGTTGTTAAAGGTGGTGGGCATGTTGGCGTAAGTAGTAGAGGTACGGGTTCGACTGTAGCTGTTGAAGACGGAGTCGAAAAAGTACAAGATGATTTTGAATTGATTTCATTTGATTTCGTAGCAGCCCCTGCTGATGAAAGTGCTTATCCAGAAGTGTTTTTGGAAGAAAAGAGGAGGAAGTATATGGAAGAGCTAACTTTAGAGCGATTAAAGAAAGAGCGTCCAGACTTAGTTGATTCAATACATAAAGAGCACGAAAGTGAATTGAAAGAGCTGTTTGCAGCTGATATTACTAAGATAAAACAGGAAGTTGAGGATAATACAAAGAAAGCTCTTGAGGAAAAATTCAAGAAAGCTTTACTTAGTGGTATTGAACAAGCAAGAGCTGATATTGAAAAGAAGATTCGTGAAGAGGTAAAGAAAGAAGAAGGTAAGGTTGATAATAGTGTTCTCGAAGAGGTTAAAAAAAGATTAGTTGAATTTGAAGCTCAAATGAAGATGTTGGCAAGTAAATATTATTTGTACAGTACGTATGGTAAACGTTCTGATATCAAGAAGGTTATTGAGTCTCTTGGGAAGTTAAGTGAGTATAAGAATTTTGAAGAGTTTAAAGATAAAGCAGATAAGGTTGTTAAAGGTTTAGGCGAAGACAGGATGATTACGTTGATTAAAGAATTAAAGGTTGGCATTGATGGTGTTTCCCAGAAGATAGAAGTAGTTGAAACTGAAAGAGATAGATATAGAGAGGGAATGGGTAAAGCATTGAATCTTGCTAAAGAACTAAGTCTGCAAGTAGCTGGACATGAGAAGAAAGAGCAGACAAAAGAAGATAAGAAAGTTATAGACAAAAAGAAAGAAGAGGTTAAAGAGAAAATTGATGAACTCGCAGCTGTATCAACTGAGTTCACAAGTATAAGGGAGAGCTTGAAGGAAAAGAAAGTAGATGGTTCTCCGTTATCTGAAGAGTTCGAATCACTTGGTGTTGATTTGGGCAAGGTTGCTGTATTAGCAACAAAATAACATAAGGAGGTAAATGTGGGACGATTTAACGCAAGAAGTCTATTGGCTGAGGAAAAGAAAAGGACAATCATGGATGATAGCTACGCTAGTTTAATGGTTGCTAAGTGGCAGCCGTTAGTCGAAGATATCCGTGATAATTACAAGAGGAAGGTTCTTGCCATTCTTCTTGAAAATACTATGCAGTCAGTCAAGAAACTACAGGAATCTACACAGACGACAGATACGGGCAGTTTTATTAAATTTTTGTTTCCAATAGTCAGGCGTGTTTGGGCAAAACTTATTGCAAATGAAATATGTAGTGTTCAGCCTATGACTGCTCCTGTTGGAGCTGTGTTTTATTTCAAACCCGTTTACGGGTCAACGAAGGGTGAGGTTACGTCAGGTGACGAGATGGTCAAGACGTTTAATCGTTACTATTCTGGTACGACAATATATAAGGAAAACGTTCATACTGGTGATGGTGGTCCAATTGAAGCTGGAGATAGTGTTGCTTTGGCTTATCTTCCAATTGTTCCTGGCACAGTTAAGATTACGTACAATTGTTCTGGTGCAACGCCACAAGAACAGACCGCAGAGGATACAGACAGCGATGGAAAATTGTACTTTAGTGAAGTTCAGGTAGGTACAATTAATTACACGACTGGTGCATTGACGATTACGGATGATGTTGTCAGCGCTACAATTGTGTATGGAGTATACCAGTACAACATGGAATTGAATCAGCAAATTCCGCAGGTAAATCTTGCAATCACGTACGATGCAATTACAGTAGATACAAAGAAGTTGAAAGCCATCTGGTCAGCAGAGGCAGCAGAAGACTTGAAGGCGTTACACGGAATCGATGCCGAAGATGAACTTATTTCGGCTATTGCTTCTCAGATAGCCCTTGAAGTCGATCGAGAACTGATTAACGATATGTTCGAAGCTGTAACACAGACGCCTGGAGCTGCTTATAGATATGCAGAATGGGACAGAAAGAGACCACAGTATGTAAGTGAAGCAGACCATTTGAAGTCGCTGGTAACAGTGATTTCACTTGTTTCGAATAGAATTCATAGAGATACTCGCAGATCCCCTGCAAACTGGATTGTAACGTCGCCAGATATGGTATCGTTGCTTGATACTTTGCCAAACTTTGTTCCGACAGAAGATACGCTTAGCACGTCGAATTTTGGAGTTATTAAGGCTGGTGTTCTAAACAAGAGATGGACAGTTTACAAAGACCCATATTTCACACGCGATAAATTATTGCTTGGATTGAAAGGAGCGTCGTTTCTTGACAGTGGTTATGTATATGCACCTTACGTACCGCTACAGGTCACACCTACTTTCTATGACCCAGCAGACTTCTCCTTGAAGAAGGGTCTAAGAACACGTTATTCAAAGAAGCTGGTATATGAAGAGTTCTTCGGAATGGTAAAGGTAAGTAATTTCGATTCGATTTATTTGTCGTAAGGTAAACAGATAGATAGATAACTGGTTCGGGGATAGCTGGTATGAAAGTTGATTTGTATTGGCTGTCCCCGTTTCTTAAAAATGACACACGACGAACTTAAAGATACAATACCCAGAAGGCTCGGTAAGACTTGGGTTAAGGTTGAATTAGAGACCGAGGATATTGAAGAAGCTGTTAATGCTTCATATCGTTGGTTCAATGAAAAGATTGGTGGACGTCAGGTAAGTGACCCTGTAGTATTGATAACGAATGAGTCGGAGTATGCGTTAGAAGGAGTTAGAAGTGTATCAAATGTTTATATGCCGACCTCGCCACAGTTCCATCCACCGTTTTTTGACCCGATAGGAATACCGCCTTTGATCCCATTGAGGATGCTTGGACGTGCTCGATACAGTGAGCTTACCCAGCACTTGCAGTATATTAAGACAGTAAAGAGAATTGTTGGTGCTGATACTGCATGGGATTTTAAAAACGGTAAATTATTGTTAGTCCCGCCGCCAAACAAAGGTGGCGGTACATTGATATATGAAGGGATGAAAGAGTTGGATAATATTAATCAGTTGACGCAATGGAGTATGATAAATTTGATAATTCGATATGCTATGGCTGATGCGAAAGAACTTCTTGGAAGACATAGAA